AGCCCATAATCTCATAGTAGAGATCCCCATAGAGAACAAAGTCTCCTTCGCGGACAAATAGATCTTGGTCTTCTGTAAGTCTGCGCTTGTGGAAGTGAACGGTGATCTTTGAGACATTATCCACTCCTACTGAATCTAGATAAGAAGTGTTGTCTTCGTCAAACTTAACTAGGGCGTAAACTCTTACGGGTGGTAAATAGGTTTTCTCTACTGCCTCACCATAAAGTTCGTGAAAGTTGGTTGTTTCCAGATCAATAGGATAGTAAAGGATCTGTTGTCCAATAACCTTTTCTACGAGTTCGTCGTTGACTTGCTTAACAAGATCACGTTCCTTCTTACCAAGAAAGAGTGGAGGAGGAGGTGATGCTGGTCTGGACCATTCGTTATCTGACATTTAATTATCCTACAAAGATGGGTAGCGGAGAGCGACGAAGAGTTTCTTCTGCTGCCGTGACCTTCTCTTGCTCTTTCTTGGAGAGTTCTGTGTATTCGATCTCTTTCAACATATCAGTCAGCTTCTGACGGAGATCGTCTTTTTCTTTTTGTGCCTCGGATAGAAGCGCAGAGTAGTTGAGAGTAACGGATTCGCCTGGAATTGGAACAGTCTGGAACTTACCACGAATCTGTCCTAGCATCTCTTTACAGAGAGCGAGAGCATAGTTGCGAATCCATTGCTTACCCATAGAGTTAATGTTCTCGTAGGGGATGTTGTCGAATGGTAATGTGTTGATGTTGTTGACGCCTTCTACACCTGTGTTTACATCACCAGTCTCGCCCCAAGAGTTATCGGCTACACGGAAGCGGACCCAGATGCGGTTGAGGTAACCAGCGAAGTTGTCGTGTCCGCGTGGTGTTGGATAGAGTCTAAGCTTGTTGTCGAGAATCTCAAATGAGTAATGAGAGGTTCTTGTGTAAAGAGCATCTTCATACATTATTGCTTGTAGTTTGTTCTGCCAAGTTGGAATAATCTCAAAAGATGAGTCGTCAGCATACTGACCGTAGGTGGAGGCGTTGCCTGCGACACCAACGCCGCCATAGTAGCCATAGAAGCGCCACATAGCTAGTGGAGAGCGATAAAAAACTTTATCGATTATGACTCTGGAGTCTCCAACTTTTCCAGCATAAGGCACAGCATTGCCGTCGTCGTCCAATCCTGTTGCGGACGCGCCAGAGATGATAGATTGTAAGTCATAATCCTGTTGGTTCTTGACGGTTGTGAATGAGGCGGAATAGATTGGGGTTGTTCCACCGAATCCAGCCATTGTTGCTACAGCATCTCCTATCTTGTTTGCGTAAGATAGTGTAATTTTGGAATACTGTAGGTTAGTTCCGGCTGGACCAGACAAGGAATCACCTTTGTGATCGAATGTACCGGTGGTCTTTCCAAGAGCATCAGGCAGAATGTTTTTGCCTTGATGCATGTTGAGGATGTAAGAATACTCTAGGACTGCTTCTTCGTAGGCAGCGTAAACATTTGAGTCTGTTAATTCAATGTCTACAACATCACCACCCAATCTTTTGTAAACAAAGTCTACTTGTTTTGCTGCGCCGCTTAAGAAATAATCTGAGCTATTGTAGACTCCGAAAGGGACTGCGGCTGCTACATCACCGGCTGTTCCGGTCTGTGAGAGAATGATAGCGCTTGTTTGTGAGATGGGTTGTAAGTTTGTAGGCATTCATAGAGCCTCCTGTTCGTAGTAAATAGTGAGGGCATAAACAAAAACCCCCTGCCGAAGCAGGGGGTTTAGGTTTTAGGTCAAGCTGCTATCAAGCGCCAGACTCACCTAGGAGACCACGGACGACAACTAGACCGTACATATCTGGACGGACCATCTGCTTCGCGTAGCGGGTCATAACACCCTTACGCGGAACGAAGTCTTCCGGTCCAAAGATGGTGGGAGTGGTCTGTAGCGGCACGTAAGGTGCGTAGACATAACCAGACTCTAGGAAGCTAGAACCACGGCGACCGATTAGAATCACGTTGCGGAGGAAGTAGGGGTCAACGATGACATCAAACTTCTTGCTTAGTGAGCCGACCTTGAGAGCGCCGATAGAGCCCTTCTCATCGTCGTGAGTTACAGAGGCACGGAAGCCAGCGGTGAACTCAAGGATGTTGGCAACCTCGGGTCCGCAGACCACGAAGTTAGCACCACCACGGAGAGTCTTGCGATGGATCTGAGCAGACACGTCGTTTACTGTCTCGACGAGAGTCTCGTACCACTCGCTGACGGTGCCGGTGAAGTCGGGAGCCTTAACAGAAGCACCGATTTCGTTACCGTTAGAGTCAACGAATAGACCCGGAGCGCGTGACCAGTAGCGAGTGCCAGCGGTGGCACCGTTTACGAGGTCGGCGAGGATCTCACGGTCGATCTCAAGAGCAATCTGCTCAGAGAGAAGACTGGTAAGCTCAACCTCGGCATCGAGGTTGTGGTAGGCGTTGAGGTCCTGACCGAGTTCGGGGGTCCACTTAGCCTTGAGCTTCTTGGTCTGCGCTGTGACAGCAATAGAGTCAACCTTGATGTCGATCTCGGGGATGTCGGCGTTGCCTTCAAGACCCCAAGGAGCGAGACCACGAACAGCGCCAAGATCGGTGTTAGCACCAGACTGCATTCCATCACGCTGGGGGAATGAGGCAGTGATGTTTGCTGCTTCAACAACTGCACCAGTGTTGATCTGACCAGCAAGAGCACCTGAAGGAGCAGAGATGAACATTAGAAGCTCATCGGCTGAAACTAGTCCAGTAGCAACATCAGCAGCGGTGGCACGGCGAGTTAGACGACGAACAGAGTTGCCCTCAGTTGTTAGTCCAGCAATACCAGTCTGACCATTGAGAGAAGCAGCATTCAAAGTGAATGGTGAAGTGTTCTCGAAGTCAGTGGTCTGCGAGTTCCAAACAGAGTTAGCAATTGCAAAAACTGCAACAGCGTAAGAAGTACCAGAACCAGAAAGTGCAAGAAGATCTGGATCGTACTGGATCAACTTGCTCTGTGCTGGAGATATAGAATCTAGGTCGAAAGCTTGAAGATCGAAGTTTGTTGTAGCGACCTCAAGAGAAGCAGTTGGGCTAGCGTAAGCATAACCGCGTGCAGAGGTACGCGGACCAGAAAGGTCTTCTCCGTTGGCACCTACGAGGTCAACACCACCAGTAACCTGTGAGCCGACCTGATCGGTACCATAGATTGACTTGCCAGCTTCGTTTCCAAGTCTGTCTACAGTGCCAGAAACACCACCGTAGTCACCAGAGAAGGTGAAGTCGAGGAAGAAGATGAGACCAGAGGGGAGGCTCATGGGCTGAACGCTGACGAGGTCGTTGGCGATGAGACCAGCGAAGACGCGGCGAACGATGGGGAAAGCGACGGCTGCGAAGCCTTCGACATCACCAGAAGCCATAGAGGTGCTCTCGCGGAGAAGCTCCTTGGCTTGGTTCTCAAGTAGACGAGCCATAGAGTTTTGCTTGCGCTCAGTCTCGATGCCCTCTAGAAGACCAGTTTTCTTCCACTTAGATAGAAGAGCGTGGGACTCGGCACGCATATCACGGTTGACTACACCCTCGGTGAGTCTTTGTACAATACTAGACATAATTATAAATCCTCCTTAAATTTGATTTAATTGATACCTGCTAGTTTACGCATTCTCGTTGTAAACGGATCAGCCTTTGGCTCTTCCTTACGAGATGCACGGATAATGGAAGTTGGACGGTTGATAGCTTCGCTTAGTGATTGTGGTCTGCTCTTAGGAGCAGCCGACACTGTGCTTTGAAGTGTCTCGTGGATTGTCCTTGCTTCCTCAACCGAACCAGCTTTAGAAATCGCTTCGACAATTGTTTGTTTTTGTCGCTCATTCAGGGAGGTATTTCCTAGCGTGCGGTTGGTGTAAAGGAGTCGTGCATTACTAAGATTTACATCCTGCACATTCTCCTTAAGTGATCCTACTACCTGTTGGTAGTTGGAAAGTGTTTCTTTTAATTTCTTGTTCTCGAAGACTAGTTCTTCTTGCGCTTGCTTTAGCGCCTCTAGTTCTTCTTCCATGTCGGTGCTGCGGCGTTTCGCCAACTCAAGCTCCATCTGGTGTTTGGTGTCCTCAGAGGAACGACCAGCCCAACCAGAGAGCGAAGCACCCATGTCTACGGTAAGTTTTTCTACGATTGCGTCAAGGAGATCGTCGGAGAGTTCTTCGTAAAGATCTTCGTCTTCACCTTCTTCCATGACTTCTACACCTTCTCCAACTGGTCTTCCACGACCTCTTGTGTCGAGATCATTATAATAACGCAACATCTCTTCGTCTTCTTTTTTCTTATCGGCGGCAGCCTTTGCAGCCGGAACGCTTTGTTTATAACCGGGCTGACCGGGGCGTGGTTTCATAACACCCTCTTCAACTTCTTCGTCTTCTTCAAGACCAGCCATCTGCATCTGGTCGGCATCTGCTTCCTCTTCTTCTGCGGCAGAAGGATCATTGGAGAGCATAGAAGCAACCATTTCCATAATGGAGTCTTCATCAAGTTCCAACTCTTCATCCATTGGCTCTTCTTCTTTCTCTTCTTCCTCGTCTAGAGTTTCTTCTTCTTCAACGCCTTCGCGAAGTTCCTTGAGAGCTTCAGCAAGCTCTGCAAAGTCGATTGTTACTTGGGCGTCGTCGCCCTCGTTTACTCCACCTAGTTCTGCGACATCTTCTGTAAAAGCATCAGGGACGCCCTCAGCGATTTCGTCTTTCTCGACTTCTTCATCCATTGTGGCTTCAGCGTCGGGAGAAGGTGCGTCTTCTCCACCCATAAGGTCTGCAAGCTCATCCTGCTCTAATAGCTGGTTGAGGGTTGATTTGACTTCTTCTGAATACTTGTCTATGATTGTGGCTTCCGCATTTTTCATTGCGGCTTCCTTCAACGCCTTGGCGTCTACGATTGCTTGTTCTAATAACGAGGACATTAACAAAAACTCCTATGATGATGGTTTTCAAATTAAATAGTAACTGTAACTAGTAAAAGAC